GAAAATTAGATGAGCTGTCAGTGAAATTGCTAGATGAAGCTAAGGAAATGGTAGCAGAAAAGGTCAAAGACGATTTGATTGCTTTAGGAGAAGATCCGGAAAACTTTTATTACGAATCATTCTGTAGACAGCAGTACCACAACGGAGATAATGATAATCCGCAGTTTTTCGATGAACCTATCTTCGCTGAGAACATTCCATTTGTAACTGTAGCGATAAAGGCTATACCAAGAGAGGCGTAGTGGCGGCGTAAGCTGCCTCTTCTCCAAAGGAGGGGTGTACACCTTGAACGAATATACAGAGTTACGCGAATACTTCTCAAAAATCGATGATAACGCAACATGGACCGGTCAGGAGGTAAAAGAGCTAGTATTCTCCCTCCTGGACTTAGCAGAGTTTGAACGTGGATCAGCAGATAAGAGGCAAGAACTACATGCGAGGTTTATAAAGTCATTAAGGCAGGAGGGGAGATAGATGGACAATAACACGGTAACGCGCTTGCTAACGGATTTTCGGTCCTATAAGTTTGCAGTAATGAACCTAGGACCAGACGAACGAGAAGTCAGTGAAAGCATGATTCGACCGGTATATGCAGAACGTGTTCCGTTGCAAATCAGTAGGTACGATAAAAAATATGATCGCGAGCGGTACCAGCGCATCGTCACTATGATTGAATCTGCAGTAGAGTACGTGCTAAATGATGATCAAAGAACGATTATCATGCGGAAGTACATGGACCGGAACACGATGAATCTAAGTGAGATTGCTGATGCGCTGCACAAAGACCGTAAAACGGTATCCTCCCATCATAAAATTGCCATTAACAAGCTGGCTAAGGCGTTATTGCCAATAGGCGATGATTACATGGAGATCACTAACTTTGATCACATGTTTGACACAAATTGGAGATACAAAGAACCAGCATAGCACAATGGGCCGCTTTTATATCAAAGGCGGCCTTTTAATATTGTATACTGTTAATTGGTGGGATGGGGCGCATAATTTGGGAGAGTGATACGGTTGTCATTTAAAATGGACGGGTTCGACGAGCTGGAAAAACGTTTGAAGAAGATGCAGAAGGGAGCAGAAGAACTGGAAAAGGAGAAAGAGGTCTATTTCGAAGAGTTGTTTTCTCCCGTGTTTATGCGGAAGTATACAAGCGTGGAATCGTTTGATGAACTGCTTGAAAAAGGCGGATTTGTCGTGAACAGCCAAGAGGACTTTGCTAATATTCCTGATGCTGAATTTGATGAACACGTATCGAAGTTCACGAATTTCAACACCTGGGAAGATATGCTTGGAAAAGCAACAGAACAGTATGTTGCCAAGAAGCTAGGATTCTAAAATACCTACATGCGCCACCATTTCCCCATTTATTCCCCATATTTCCCCACAAACTCCCCATCATAAAAGGTAAAATAGTAGCATAGGGAACAGATGATGATCCCCGGTGATATGCGCAATCGCGGGTCACACTGTTTTCTAACAACCGTTCTGGCCCAATGGGGCGGGCAGCGAACGTGCGCAACCCGCCCCGAAAACGGTGAATAGCGCTAGGCGTGGGATCGGGGTTTCCGGTCGCCATCCTTGTTAATGACAAAGCGATTAGTTTAGTGCAGAGTCTAGGGGATGAGAAAACGCCGAGTGCCTCACATATCTGATGTGGTGGCGGAATAGGTAGACGCAATGTAGCGGTGTAGCCAATGGCTCACGGTAAATGGGCGCTGAGGCTCCAGCAATATCGGGCACAAAACGAGATACCGCGAAATTTACCATGTAAGGTGCAAATCCTTGCCCACATCAAAGCAACGCCGAATGCCTCATAAATCGGACTGATCATCCGTACAAGCCTGAACACGAATCCATCATAGGTTCAGGATGTGTATAGGCAGGCGATGGGCGGCGTTGATCATATTCAACCAAGGAGTAACGGACAACCGTTGCTCTTTTTATTTGGTCATAACGCTATATGCGTTTGATAATAAAACGACGAGGATGATGATGAAGATGAACGAAATATGGGATGGATTGTTGTATGAAGACAAGCGCGACGATTGCACTATTAGGCTTTATGATGGTGGAAGAGTAACAGTTGATTATGGTGAATTAGGAAAAGAAATCAACGTCCTTGATAATCAAACGGATCAGACAGGATTCATGTATAATCCAACAAAACTTGATCAGATTGAAAGATACATTCATCTTCTTTGTTTGTCACATGATCACGGCCACGAAGTACATCAGGAAATTGACGAAGCACTAAAAATGTTCAGAAAAGAAGCCGAGATTTAGACTCTCGGTTTTTTTATTTATAAGGAGTTGTACCATGACGCACGATGAAAAGATGCTAAGGAAAGCACAAGAAAAACTAGAGCGGATCCAGCGAGAGTATAGCGGAGATACGCGCAAGCATCTTGAATCGGCAGCAATGAAGATAGTATTGGCATATGAGAATAAAGTAAGAGAAAGAAAACACATGAGGTGATGTTATGTCTAAGGTGGTGAAGTGGTTAAAAAAAGAGTTTTGGGATGACGAAATGGAACGATCAGCATTGATCGGTTATGGTATCGGGTGTCCATTGATACTGTTGTTATTCTGGATGATATTAAAGTTTCTAAGTTAGGCCGGAGGCCATCGGTATCGACCGAATCAACCCAGCGTTAGCGGGGGCCGGAAAGGGGAATTGTTATGAAACTCCATAAAGACGGAACTATAGAAGGAACACCTCAAGAACTATACCTATACTCCAAACTCACTGAGGTAAAGAAAGAACCGTATAAGGTGGTGACACCAAAAGGTTTAGAGGAATACCACGAAAACAGCTGGTATACGATTGTGAGCGGTACGATAGATGCTAAACAGTTACAACCACTACCTACATTGGAGTTTAAAAGCTTCTCTTCACCGGCTGATTATGTGCGCGGGTTAATGAGTGCGATCACAAATAAAGGTGATTTGCACTAAATTTATAGAGATGATGGTATAAACCCGTGAATTTTATCATTTTGAATTGATCTGTCTGCATTAATACGCATATGAAAGGATGTGAGATCATGGCATTGACGGCAAAACAGGAACGTTTCGTACAAGAATATCTGAAAGACCTCAATGCCACACAGGCTGCGTTAAGGGCTGGATATAGTGATAAAACAGCAGGAAGCGTAGGTCATGAAAACCTTAAAAAACCTGAAATTGCGGCAGAGATTGAAAAACGGCAGGAAAAGATCGGTGAAGATAACGGGATTACAGTTGAATGGATTCTTGGAGAGATGAAAGACACATACCGACAGGCAAAGGAAATCGGAGAGTTATCAGCGGCTAACAAGTCTCTGGAGATGCTTGGACGATATAAGGGCATGTTCAACGATAAGTTGAAAGTGGATGCGACCGTAACTAAAAAGCTGGAGGATTTCTTTGCATGAGGACATGCAGAGATATCATCGACCGGCGTAAGGAGTTATGGCATAATTACCACGACATTGAACGTGATGGTGAATTCGTCACCGCTGCCGTGAACTATATCGTTGATCCCCTGAACGCTATGGTGAGAGAGGAGATCAAACGATACCCAGAATATTTGATCGAGATTTCCTTTGTCATCGTAGATAAAGACAAGAACACGGTTCCTTTCTTCCTCAACGAGGTCCAGCAAAGCTTCCTAGATGATATCAATAAGGCAAAAGACGAGTATGCAGCGGGTAAACGGTCAACATTGAAATTCCTGGTGCTGAAAGGACGGCAGCAAGGGTTCACATCGTTTATCACGGGTTACCAGCTAGCCAATGCCATCATAGGGAAGAACTTCTCGGGATTCACGTTGGCGGATAGCTCAGACAACACCAGCACCATTTTTGAGGACAAGGCGCGTTATGTGTACAATCAGTTGCCGGAGCTTCTAAAGCCCAAAGAAAAGTACAACAACAGGCGTGAGTTTCACTTTGAAAATCTGAATAGCCGCTGGCGTGTTAACACTGCCGGGAACAAAGAGGTTGGTCGTTCTAAAACGATCAACTTTTTTCATGGTTCAGAGGCGGCGTTCTGGGACTCCATCGACTCGATTATGACCGGTTTGGGGGAAGCATTAACTAAAGATAGCATCCAGATACTTGAGACCACGGCAAACGGACTGAACGAGTTTAAGGACTTATGGGACGATGCCGAAAAAGGCATGAACAACTGGGAACCTAAGTTCTATCAGTGGTGGTTGACTCCTGAATACGTGCTCCGATTTGAGGATGAAGAGCGCGAAGATCAATTTAAGCAAGATGTAATCAGGGGAGAGACGGAGTTCTTCCAGAAGTTGAAGTACCTCTTAGACTTTGAAGGTCTGAGTTGGGAGCAACTTTACTGGTATTACGGCAAGTACAAGGACTTGAAAGACAAACTGGACCAAGAGTATCCTTGCTCAGCAGAGGAAGCATTCCTTGCATCCGGTAGACCGCGATTCGATATCCCAACGCTTATGGAATACCTGAAACATTGCGTACCAGGAGAAGTCGGAAGGCTCGAACGACACGGTAACAAAGTGGTGTTTGTGAAGGACGACAGCGGGAACCTTGAAGTGTGGAAGAGACCACAGCCAGGGAAACAGTATTTCATCGGTGCTGACGTTGCCAAAGGTAAGGCTGACGGAGACTATTCGTGTGCGCCGGTATACGATGCTGACAAAAATCTAGTAGCCATGTGGCATGGTCACATCGATCCTGATGCGTTCGGTAACCCAATACTGTTTAACCTTGGTGAGTGGTATAACGAAGCTTTAATAGCGATAGAAGAGAACAACCACGGATTAGCAACAATTAATGCGATCAAACTTAGCTATTCCAATTTGTACATGCGAACAACTTACGATAAAGTAACAGATCAAGAGAAACCGGAAATTGGTTGGCTTACATCTAAGCGCACAAAGCCGCTGATGATAGACAACTTAGCAAAGCTTATTCGCGAAAGACAATTGGGATGCAAGTCAGAGCGCATGATAAAAGAATGTATCAAGTACGTAGTCGGTGAGGACGGTGACACGAATGCCGCTAGTGGCAACGATGATACCGTCACAGCATCGGCTATTATTTTGCTTGTTATGGATCCATACATTACGGAAATGCCGAATATATCTGGGCAAAGTAAGCAGACGGCACACGATGGTCAATCATTCGTGTACAAGTCAGACGGAACAGTGAAACACGTAAGCGAAATCGAAGACGAATCCAGACGCCCAAACAATGAGGATAACGATGAGGCG